AGTTACTAATACGGGTGTATCTTCCCCAATCACGATCACGGGTTTGACCAACGGCGCAAACTATACCGTGACCGTTTCTGCAACCAACGCCTTTGGAACCGGCCCAGCAAGTTCGGCCTCTAACAGCGCCACTCCTGTGGCTCCAACAATAGTTGAATACTTAGTAGTTGCTGGTGGCGGTAGTGGCGGCCAGTACGTTGGTGGTGGTGGCGGTGCTGGGGGCTTGAGGTCAGGTACGGCTTCTGTATCTGCTGGAACTCCATACACAATTACTGTGGGTGCGGGCGGCGCACAAAAGACTTCACCCGGAACAGGAAATAACGGATTTGCGTCATCTGCTTTTGGTATTAACACCACTGGCGGCGGCGGTGGCGCTAACTTAACAAATAATGGAAATAGTGGTGGTTCTGGTGGTGGTGGCGCTACTAACACTGGTGGCTCTTTGACAAGTCCCGGTTCGGGAAATGCCGGTGGGTATTCCCCAGTTGAAGGGTATGCTGGCGGAACTTCTGGAGATGGTGTTGCTGGTGATGCTGTTACTGGCGGGGGTGGCGGCGCTGGCGCTGTTGGCGCAAATGCAACACCTTCCCCTGTAAAAGGTGGCGATGGTGGTATAGGCCGAGTATGGCCTAGCGGTTCCGGAACTTACTATGGCGGTGGTGGTGGCGGTTGCGGTGGAGAAACTGGTACTGCGGGTTCAGGAGGTTTAGGCGGTGGTGGTGCGGGTTCAATTGGTAACGCAACCCCAACTGCTGGCACTGCAAACCGAGGCGGTGGCGGTGGCGCTGGTCGCGGGGGTAACGGCACGCCTGTTGGCGCGGCTGGTGGTTCTGGAATTGTAATTATTCGCTACCCAGACTCTTTCCCACTAGCCACCTCAACAACTGGCTCCCCATCTGTTACTACTACTGGCGGATACCGTGTTTACAGTTGGACGAGCAGCGGCTCGATTACCTTTTAAGGAAAGTCGATGCCTAACTTCAATGGACTCTGGTCTTCAAGACAACAACTTCAGGCAATTGGACAAAGCCTCTGGCCGTCCAGTCCGGGCGCTCCCACGATTGGAACGGCTACGGCTGGAAATGCTCAGGTAAGCGTAACATTTACTGCCCCTGCTCGGACGGGCTATCCAGCATCGCTCACATATACAGTAACTTCAAGCCCCGGCGGAATTACTGCCTCTGGCGCTTCATCGCCAATTACAGTTACTGGTTTAACAAACGGAACTGCTTACACATTTACCGTAACGGCAACCAATGCATCTGGCACTGGGCCAGCAAGTTCGGCAAGTAACAGCGTTACTCCTGCGGTTACGGCTCCTTCAACCGTTGAGTATTTGGTTGTTGCGGGTGGAGGCGGCGGCGGGGGTGATGATGGCGGCGGCGGCGGTGCTGGAGGTTTTAGAACGGCATCAGGCTTTGCGGTAAGTGCAGGTTCCCCAATAACTGTGACCGTTGGTGGAGGCGGCGCTGGTGCATCCGCTGGCACTGCAACCGCAGGTTCTCCGTCTGTGTTTTCTTCAATTACATCCAATGGTGGCGGCGCTGGATTTAAAAATAGCCCGCCCGGCACCACAAACGGCTCTGGCGGCGGTGGCGGTTATCCAAACGGCACTGGTGAAAACGGCACTGCTGGGCAGGGCAACAGAGGCGGTAATGCAAGCGGACAAGTTGCTGGCGGTGGTGGTGGTGGCGCATCTGCTGTGGGTACAAATGCGACTAGCAGCAATGACCCCGGCAATGGCGGCAACGGCACTGCGTCTTCAATTTCTGGAAGCGCTGTAACTTACGCTGGCGGTGGCGGCGGGGGCGGTCGAGGTACTGGTGGAGGCAATGCTGGCGCAGGCGGTGGGGGCTTGGGTACATACGGTGGTCGATATCGCACTGAAGGGGCTGCTAACACAGGCGGCGGTGGTGGTGGTGGTGGGGACATCGGTGGCGTACCTAACAGGAGTGGTGCAGCTGGTGGCTCCGGAATCGTGATCATTCGCTATCCAGACTCATTTGCCCTTGCTTCCTCAACCACAGGTTCACCCACAATTACAACCACCGGCGGTTACCGAATTTATCAATGGACTTCATCCGGCTCAATTACTTTCTAAGGAGAAAAAATGTCGCACTTTGCAAAAATTGAAGACGGAATCGTCACTCAAGTTATTGTGGCTGAACAAGACGTCATTGATACTGGTATGTTTGGTGACCCCAAGTCTTGGGTTCAAACCTCTTACAACACTCATGGTGGTCAACATCCTGAGGGACGTCCTATGCGTAAAAACTACGCTGGGGTTGGTTACAGCTACGATTCTTATCGTGATGCTTTCATCCCCCCACGCCCATTTAAGAGCTGGAGATTGAATGAAGAAACCTGCCTTTGGGAAGCTCCAGCCCAAATGCCTACTGACAACAAGATTTACCGTTGGGATGAAATTACAACTTCTTGGACGGAAGTTGTATGAGCGAGCAGTGGCCCGGTGGTTACGTAACAAGAACGCCTCCAACGCCGACATCTTCTGCTGCTCCGGGGATTTGGAATCTTTCCCAGCAAGCCGCCTTGCAAAAACAAGGCGCATGGCCTCAACCAATTCCTGCACCATCCGCTGTTGAATATTTGGTAGTCGCTGGCGGCGGTGGTGGTGGTGAAGGTGATAACGCCACTGGTGGCGCTGGGGGCGGTGGCGGTGGAGGTTTTAGAACTGCAACTGGACTATCTGTTACGGCAGGGTCTGCAATTACGGTTACTGTAGGCGCTGGGGGCAACGCTGGTGCTGTTGGTTCTAACTCTGTTTTTGGAACGATTACCGCATCAGGCGGCGGAAGGGGTGCACAAACGGGGTTAACTGGAGGAAGCGGCGGCTCTGGCGGCGGCGGCTCTGGAAGACTTTCTGCCGCAGGGGGTTCTGGTAATTCAGGTGGATATTCTCCCGTTGAAGGAAGAGCAGGCGGTTCAGGTGGCACCACTGGCGGTTCTGGTATGACGGACAACGGTGGCGGCGGGGGTGGTGGTGGCGCCGATCAAACTGGGTTTGCAGCAAGCGGGGCAACTGGCGGCCAAGGCGGTCGTGGTGGTGAATCAAGTATTGCTGGTATTGGCCCTTTGCTTTATGCAGGTGGCGGCGGAGGTGGCGGAGGAAATGGCGGCGCTGGTAACGGCGGCGGTGCTGGTGGCGGCGGACAAGCTGGCTCAGGCTCATCTGGTAACCGTAACGGTGCGGCGGCAACTGCAAATACTGGCGGCGGTGGTGGCGGAGGTGCTGGCGGAGGTGGCTCAGGAAACCCGGGCGGTTCTGGCGGCTCCGGTGTCGTGATTATTCGTTACGCAGATACATTCAGGTTAGCCACTTCAACAACCGGTTCTCCGACCATCACAACTACTGGTGGCTATCGCATTTACCGGTGGACTTCTTCTGGATCAATCACATTCTGATGAGGATAAACAATGGATGCAAGGCAGCACTATGAGCAATGACCTATCAAGCGTTAACTTTATAGACCGCCGAACAGGGCCGAACCCTATGTCCATCAAGCTCGATGCAATGGCAGAGGATGTGAGTGAGATGAAGTCTGCAATGAAGCAGCTGGCGGCATCAATCAACCGTTTGACCTTGGTCGAGGAGCGCGTGGCCCACACCAACACAGCCGTAGAACGTGCCTTTGCCAACGCTGAAAAACTCCAAGCGCGTGTGGCGGTGCTAGAGCAATCGCAGGTGACTTCTAAGCAAACAAGCGAGTGGGTAGGTAAGGCTATGTGGGCTGCTGCTGCTGCGGCTGCTGTTTTCGTGGCCAAGAAAGCGGGGCTGGTATGAGCTGGGCCGATGTACTTAAAGCAGTAATACCCATCATCGTCATGGCGTTGGCTTGGCTGCTGGGGCAAGTCAATGACTTTTCCACCCGACTTACCAAAATTGAAGGGGCCATGACAGCTTTGATTACCAAAGAAGGTGTGCCCACTGACTCTCCCATATCTGCCGAGCGCCGTGCTGCGATGAAAGAGCAAATCTACAAAGATATCCACGACCTCCAAGTGAAGGTCAGGGTACTTGAGGAAAGCAAAAAATGACCGAACACTTCAGCCTTGACGAGCTGACTTACAGCCCCACAGCGGTTCGATTGTCTATCGACCAAACCCCACCACCCAGCGTGCTTGCCAACCTGCAAAAGACGGCTGAATCTATGGAGCAGGTGAGGGCGCTGCTGGGCCACCCCATCAAAGTCAATTCCGGCTACAGGTCTATCCCCCTCAATAAAGCGGTGGGTGGTAGCGCTAAGTCTGACCACGTAAACGGCTGGGCGGTGGACTTTGTATGCCCCGGCTTTGGAACTCCCAAAGAGGTGTGTCGAGCCATCATGGACTCAGACATCGACTTTAGCCAGTGTATTTACGAGGGGTCATGGACACATATCAGCTTTAAGGACGCCAAGCGTCAGGTTTTAACTGCTCACTTTGCAAACGGAAAAGCAACCTATACGGAAGGACTCGCCTAATGGAACTCAAGGACATCATCAAACCTATCAGCGGTCTATTGGGCACAGCACTGGCTGGCCCACTCGGTGGTGCAGCTGCATCGTTTTTAGCTGACAAGCTGGGCCTTTCTGAAAAGACTGTCGAGGCGGTGACTGAGGCCATCAGTGCAGGCAAGCTGACACCCGATCAGATCGCAAGCGTCAAGCTGGCTGAGATTGACTTCCAAAAGTTCCTAGAAACACACAAGCTGGACATGGCGAGGCTGGAGGTGGAGAACACCCAAGGCGCGAGGGAGATGCAGATTGCTACCCGCAGCATGGTTCCTGCTTTGCTGGGGTTAATTATTGTGCTGGGTTACCTAGGCATCCTGCTGGGACTCATGATGGGCAACCTGACGGTGGCAGACAACCAAGTGCTGCTCATCCTGATCGGTGCGCTGGCAACGGGATTTGGCACCGTGCTGAACTACTACATGGGGTCAAGCTCGGGTTCTCAGGCTAAGACTGAGATATTGGGGCGAGCCAAGCCTGTGTAAAAAGTTGTGTAATTTTGTGCAATTCTGGGGTGTTTTATGATGCCCCTGAAATGACTCTCCCTCTGAGAACCTCTCAAAAACTACCCTTCACTGACATTCACACTGCGGTGCTAACCCCTTACTAATCAACAAGTTACAACGCCCTGTGTAATTTGTCTGTGTAATTTGGGTCGTTAACTCAGCGGTAGAGTGCCACCTTCACACGGTGGAAGCCAGTGGTTCGATCCCACTACGACCCACCATTTACACAAGCACACTGATTTTGTCCAAAGCCTCGCGCTTCTGGGCAACCTGCAAATGGGCATACCTTTGGGTGGTTTGGGTGTTGGAGTGGCCCAAAATCTCACCAATGGTGGACAACGGCACTTCATGGGCCAGCAAGATACTGGCGCAGCTATGTCTCAAATCATGGAAGTTCACATGCTCCATGCCAGCTTTGACCCTTGCCCTCTGCCATGCGGTCTTTATGCCTTCCTCATTCACCTTCAGGGGGAAGTGCTTCAACCACGGCCTTAGTGCCGCAACAATCGGAACGACTCTAGATCGTCTTGTTTTGGTGGTCTTGCGCTCAAACGTCAACACATCCTCACCAATAAACTCAGCCTTCAACTTCACCAGTTCGCCACGCCTCGCACCCGTTAACAGTGCTGCCCAGATCACGGCTTGCATTTGCTCGGTGCAGTGCTGTGCAATATCCCTCACCTGTTCTACGTTTAGGAAAATCTCGCGCTTGTTGTTGACAGGCAGGTTCTCAATCCTCAACCCGTAGTTCTCTGGTATCAACTCAGCCTTCCATGCCAAGCTCATTCCCTTTTTGACACAAGCCAAACTGCGGTTGATGGTGGCTGGCGCGTAGGCCTCCACCGTGTCTTTGATGAAGTGTGAGGTGAACTCTTTGACTTGGCTGGCTCGGTACTTTTCAGCCCAAGGCACCAGCCTCAATGCAGCGTCACCCTTGTCGGCCAGCGTCTTTGCATGCTCCATGTAAAGAGCAATGATTGCGGTCATGGGCGGGTCGCCCGGTATGGATACCTTCTTGGGCGACTTGGCAATCGCCTTACGCAATTCAGCCTCGATCAGCTTGGCGTCACCCGCAGTTGTACCCGGCGCAAGGATTCTGTGAACCCTTTGGCCCCCGACCATGATGCCAACGTGTCTGCGGCCCTGCTTGTCTGTCCAAACTGACATTGATTCACCCTCAACCACTGCTTACATTCGGCAAGATCGTACCTCTTTGACCTCACCCCCACCGGGGTGTATGGCAAGCCCTGCGCTTCTAGTCGGCGAACAGTAGATTCACTGACGCCTAGGGCCGCGCAGATTTGCTGTCGGTTTAAGTCACTCATTTCTTGCCCCTTGCCCTCACCGACCTAGCCATCTCGGCACCCAAGCCTCGGACTATGTAGCCTTCGCAAACCCGCGCACAGGCTTCGCGCTCTTTCTCTGCTATCAGCTTTGCAAAGGATTGAAGTGCTTCAAAATAAATGCCATCACGGTTACTGTTATTTGCAAGCTGGCACTGAATTGCCAAGCGGATGATTTCATCTTCATTCATGTGTTTAACTCCCGCAACTTAGATTCAATGTTCTGTATCCCCGCAATGAAGTTGCCTTTCTTTAAAGCCCCTGCAAACTCTGTTATCTCATCAGCGGTTAGCCCTGACCAAGGGCGCGTCTTTGCTGCTTGAAGTGAACCTTTCGCCGCTTGAAATGCGGCTTTCTTCAGCGCCTTGTTCTCTTCAACAAGTTCGTTAATCTGATCGAGCACATCCTTCAGCATTTCAGAAGTCTCATGAAGCGCCTGCATTGCGTCAGTCATGCGTTCTTCTCCCGCAGCCTTTCTTGCACCGCAGCCACCAATTCAAACGGGGCGTCTTTTTTGTCGAGCATCAAGGTCATGCTCTCTTCGTCAGTCAAATCTTTCCAGCCGCTTTTGTAGGCATAAGACAAGGCGTGTTGAAGTACGTCCTTGGCATGGCAAAGAGCTTCTGTGGACTCGCTCAACTGCACTGCGGTAGTAGCGTCCAGCTCTAGCTTGATGGCCTCGATTGCAAATTTGATGGCTTCGGTAATCATGTCTCTTCCTCCTCTAGTTCGCGTTCTATACGGTCAATAGCAGCTTGCATGGCTTCCAGCCTTTGGATAGCAGCAAGCACCTCTTGGCGCTCTTTGATAGAGAGCGTTCGTGACGTTCGTAAACCGTTTAAAGACAACAGCAGAGCTTCGATGGACATGGTTTTCCCCGAAAAATCTGATGTTAAAAAGGCTGTATGAAACGACAGTCACAAACGGCCCCTTATGTTGTGAACAGTCTCAACGGCGTGTCCAAAAGCGATGTATTTGTCGTCTGAATCAGACAGTGAATGCCAGATTGCAGACAACTGGGCATCGGTCAGCGGCGGCGAGTTATAGGGACTCAGCGTTGCCTTGGCCCACCTCTCTAGCCTTGACGGGTCAACCGCCGGGTGTTGGAGCGCGGCTACCAGTATTTGGATGGCCTGTGCGTAAACAGACTCATGCCTCAGGTGGCTCTCAATCACCTCGATTGAGTATTTCAATGCCTCATCCTTAATGTTCATCACTCGCCCCAAAAAATTGCGACCTCTGGTGCGTCATGGCCTCTAGGTCCTCATCACTGAGCGAGTACCGAGGGGCGTTCAGGGCCTTGCGTAGAAGCTCGATGGCCGCATCCACAAACCCCTCGTCTGAGGGGGGCAGGGTGTTGAACTCGCGCACCAGTTGCAAGGCCTTGTACGCCACCTCGGCTGCATGTTTCAGGTCACCCATTTACACACGCTCGGACAAGATGCGCTCGGGGTCACGCTTAGGCTCTTGGGGCTTCTCAGCCTTTTGTGCCTCTTGCTGCTTGACCTGCTCGGCCTTCTGTTGCTCTTCCACTGCGCCAACTTTCTTGACGGGTTCAACTGGCTTGTATGTGCTCACGCTGCTGGTTGCATCAACTCTCATTTTCTAGCTCCTGTAAAAATAAAATTAACGACTTCAACTCTTCTGCCATCCGGCGCAGAGCTATTGGGTTACCTCGCCCCTTGGCGCTGGCTTCCATCAACTCAGCGGCACTGGTCAGCGAATCAATCGCATGGCCCAATCTCTCTAGGTGCTCTGCTTTCATGCGTTCTTGGCTCGCAGTTCGTTCTCGATGGCACGGGCAAAGGTCAGGTAAACATTCCCACCCGTCTGCTTGCGAACGTCTTCCAAGATGTCAGATATCTCTTTGTCGCGCAGCCCGTCCCAGCTTCGCTTGGTGGATGTAGAGGGCTTGACTTGGGTGTAGGTCACCTTGCACTTGCTACATGCCCATTCGGAAATTCTGTTGGCGCTGGCATCTACCCAAACGTGGTCACAAGTCATTTCAGGCCCCCTGTAATGGATGCTCTGTAGGCATCGAGGGCCACGCGCAGCTCAGCGCGAAGCTCGATGATTTCGTGGTGGCAGTCGGACGCAAATTTTTCAAGCGTTTTTCGCTGCCAACCGGAAAAATCAATTCCTCCCTTGTCGTGAAGCGGTGGCCGTTGAAGCATTCCCTGCGGCGGGTCTGCATGCGGGTTTCCAAGACTGTGGTCGGTGCGTTGCATGTCGGACATTTCAATTTCTTGCCGCTTTCCATGCTTGCCGAATAGCTGGGATGGGGTGCCATCCCAAGTCGAAGATGTACATCCTTAAGATTCTGAAAAATTTCATGGCTTAAAACGGTAAGTCCTTTGCTTGTTCACGGGTAGACTTGCCACCCAGCATTTGCATTTCTGAGACCACGATGTCTGTGGTGTAACGCTCGACACCCGTGGTTTTGTCGGTGTACTTGCCGTACTTCAGCGTCCCCTCCACATACAGCGGGGAGCCTTTGGTGACGTACTGGCCAGCAATTTCTGCCAGCTTTCCGAAAAAGACCAAACGGTGCCACTGGGTGTCTTCCACCGACTCACCCGAGGTTTTGTCTTTGCGCTTGCTGGTCGTTGCCAGCGACAGGTTGCAAATTGAATCACCAGACTGAGTGCTGCGAATTTCAGGCTCTTTGCCCACGTTCCCAACCAAAATCACCTTGTTTACTGCTGCCACGTTCATTCCATTTCATTAAGTTGTTTAACCATGGCGTCAAGCTCAGATAAGAACTTGATCACCTCTTCTTCCATTGCCTCGATAACCTTGTCGTCACGCTCATGGCGAAGCACGCAAAGCTGCAAGTGCTCGGGAAACCGGGGGTCGAAGCTGGCAAAGTCCACCCATGGCCGACCAGTGCAGGCCATCTGCCAGTTCATTTGTGTTTGGTACTTGCTTGGCACCTTTTTAGAGGCCAGCGTTTCCAAGTGGGTCGTGCTTTTGGGGCACTTGATCTCGATGAGGCCCTCTTGCACCAAGCCGTCAGGTGAGGCACCAGACATGTCGATGGTTGGGTGGTCGATCATGGGCACCTCTTCCACCAAAAAGCCTGTGCGGGACTCATAAGCAGCCCTAGCCAGTGGCTCGGTGGCAGTACCCCACTCCATGTAACTGTTTACAAAAGTGGGAGTCTTGTTGCCGGTGATGCGCTCCAATGCCAGTTCAACCATCACGTCTTCACGGCTCGCTACATAGCCCGTCTTCGTTTTGGTGATGGCTTCATGCACACGGCTGGCCGTCAGCTTGCCGAGGCGGCTTTGAAACCAAGCCTCGCTGCCCTGTTCAATCATTTCGATCATGCTGTCACCTGATCAGCAGACTTGGCCGCTGCCTTGAGGGACTTGCTGTGCTTGGCCCAAAAGGCGTTCTTCAGGTCAGCAGGTACGGGAAGTCCACCGAACGCCTCTTGAAGGGCGGCTGTGCCGTTTAAGGCAGCCTCTTGCATGGTTGGCAAGTGCTTGGCCTCGTACTTGTCAGCATCGCTCTGACCCACCACCTGATGGGTGTGTGCGTCAGGGTCGTTGTCGGCCTCGGTAGGGATTGAAAAAGCCTGAAAAGCAGCGTACTTGTAAGCTGCGCTCATGGCCTTGTTTGTGCCCTTGTCGCCAGAGTCCATGGCCTCGCCAAAGGTCTTGACAGTGTGCTTGGAGCCGTCTTCAATACAAACAAAGTCAAACTCTACTTCCACCACCACGTAAAAGAGTGCGCCGCCTTTTTGAGAAAGGCGTTCTGTAATAGTGCGGTTGATTACCCGAGGCAAGATGCACAGGCCATGGCGCGACAGCAATGGAGACAGCGCATTCAGAACATCATCAATTCCACGGAATCTGTATCCAGAACCTTGGGTGTTTGTCCGATCTTTTGTAATGCCGACTTTTGACAGATCACTCTGAACGGCGTTTATGGCTTTGTAAACTTTCATTTAGAAAGCCCCCAACGAAGCAATGATGAGGATGGTGGTGAGGGTCATATAGACCCAAGTGATTTCAAAGGTGTCCATGATGTTTAGTCTTTCGTAACAAGTTGGTTTAGTGGGAGAGGCCGGAATCGAATGCGTAGTCTTCTTGGCTGCGATTCAGGCAGCGTGTGGCCTTGTAAATGGAGTCCTCAAGGTCTTGGAATGTTGTGGACATCCAGAGGTATTCCATGCAGTTCTGCTCCGCTTGCATGCTGTGCAAGGCGCTGCAAAGCTGCATCAGTTCGTCTGTGTTGGGGAGGGGGCCTGACTTGAGAGACTCAATGTAGGTCTGGGTAGCGGTTTTGGTTTTCATCGCGTGTCCTTTCGTAGTTAATGAGTGGCGATGAGTTAATGTACCACGGTTCAACACAAAAAGACAACCAAAGTTCAAAATAAACAAAAAAAAGTACAAAACTAGGGAAAACCCTTAGTCATAGGTACACAGCAACATCCTGTAAGAATGTTCGCCGAAATGGGGGGTATTGAGGGTGGCTCTAAAGGGGGTCAGCACCCCATAGACCGGGATGTCAGTGTTGTGTCTTCCAACAAACTACAACTATGAAAAGTTCAATTGACAGCATCAACCAAACGCCCACGCCAGTGGTGGTCAGTAGTGATTTCTTAGTGGGTCAGGAGAGGGCGCTGCGCTTGGCAGGCCTCGGAGTCACAGAGGTGGTGTTTTCTGATCGACTACTTGCAAAACGATTTCGTGCCCTTCAAGCACACCGACAATCGCAGCTTGCGCTAACGAAAATGCTTTCGCACGTTTGATTCTCTCGCTGGAATTGATCATGTCGTAAAGCATTCCAAGCTCATGGGCTTGGGGTGAGAGCTTCATATCTGTATCAGACGTTATCTGATCTTTGTCGCCAAGGCCCGTAGCCAGCCATTGCGGCGAGACATCAAAAAAAGCAGCGGCCTTCAGGTTGTTCTTACTACCTAGCGCCCCGCTTGTCTCAAACACCTTCCTGACCGCCTGATAGGTCACGCCCAAGGCAGCAGCGAGCTGGGTGCGTGTCACACCCTTCTCGGTCATTAGCTGTTCAAGGCGGTCTTTGTAACTCATTTAAAAAAATTTCTGTACTTCCGTATAAACTGTTTTAAACCGAAGTACAATTTCTGCCATGGAAAAACAAGAAGCAATCAATTTACTTGGCGGTTCGATCTCTTCGGCTGCTAAAGCACTCGGCACGACCTATCAGGCTGTTTACAAGTGGCCCAAAAACCTCTCCCCAAGACTTTCAGATCGTGTCGTTGGTGCTGCGTTTCGACTGAATTCTAAACCTTGGTTAAGGAATTTGGTCATTTCTCAACAGAAAACAAGCTGATCGTTTAACCAGTTCAAAGGGGAAATATGACACAGATCAAGAAAGTTGCACGTTTGCTGACCCAAAAGGGGGGCTGTGCATATCCCACCCATTACTTCGGTATGCCACCAAAGGCATGCCAGTAAGCAAAAACCGCTACCTGCGTGAACAAGTAGCGGCCTTCTATCAAAAAACCAAAAGGAGCTTGATTAATGAATGAAGAAGATTTTAGCAGCGAGTTGCTAAACCTGCCACTGGAATTTGCCACCCGTGTATTTGAAAACAACGGTGGCGGGGTGACCATAGAACAAGAAGATTTCTTTTCAGCAGACCCCCCAAAGATTGTTCTAAGCAAATCACAGACCGAGCAGTTGTACCTAGCTCTTCAGGAGTTTGTCGAGGGAGTGCGTCATGGCAATTGATTGGATAAAGATGAGGGTCGATCTTCAGTCGCACCCAAAAGTTGTCCGCATTCTGTCCGCAATGCGTCCACACGATGTCCAAACTTCCACGGACAAGTTTCGGGTAATTGGTGGACTGCATGCGGTTTGGTGTGTGTTTGACGCGCATTGTGAAGACGGTGTTTTGCATGGTTACACACCAGAAACTCTTGATCACATCATCGGTTGGGCGGGTTTTTCTAGTGCTTTAGTAAGCGTTGGATGGCTTGTTGAGAACAGTGATATTTCACTAGAAATGCCTGAGTTTTCAGAGCACAACGGCCAATCTGCCAAGCGCCGAGCAGAAGACCAAAAACGCAAAAGAGACACACGAAAAAGCTGTCCTGATTCTGTCCGCAAAGTGTCCGCAGAAATTGTGGACAAAAAGCAGACTAGAGAAGAGAAGAGAAGAATAGATATAAATACAGATACCACGCAACCATCTAACGATGGTTTCGACCAGTTCTACCAAGAGTATCCAAAGAAGGTCGCCAAGTCAGAGGCTCTAAAGGCTTGGAAGAAGGTCAAGACAGAAGAAATACCTCTCATCTTGAGAGACATCATCAGAAGAAAAAACTCTCCTGATTGGCAAAAAGACAATTTCAAATTTACGCCCAACCCTGCAACCTACCTAAACCAGCGTAGGTGGGAAGACCAGACCACGGCACACGTTTCCAACCGATTTGCGGGGGCGATATGAACGGCCACTCCCAAATCATTGAGCTGCGCAAAAAACGCCTGAAGCCTGAGATCGTTTTCATCAACGACTTTTCTTGCAAAACAGATTGGTTTGAGCACAAAGACCATGCAACGGTTTCAATCATGCCCACCGAGGCCATTGAAACGCTCGACATGCGTTTTTTGAACGGCCTGACTGTCTCGGTAGCCTCATTCGATGAAAAACGCGCCAAGGGCCTTTTTGAGGCTTGCAAGGCTGCGGGTGCAAAAACCGTGGTGGCCGTACACCAACTGCTAGGCAAGAAACCTTACGAGCAAGACGGCTGGATGGGGGTGGCTCATGGCTAGCCTGATACCTGACGACATCGACTTTGGCAAGTACCTGAAAGAGACTGACGCCAAGACCAATGTGCGTGCTGCTTCTGCTTACATACCCGGCATCAAGCAGCGGATGCGGGACATGGCTACTGAGCGCCGTCTGTACATGCCTTGGCTTAAGACCCGTGAGAGCTTTTACTACCGCCCCGGCGAAATGAGTGTCTATGCGGGGCAGAACGGCCACGGCAAGTCACTGGTCACTGCCCAAATTGCACTGCACCTGATGGCCCAAGGCGACAAGGTGTGCATGGCCAGCTTTGAAATGAAGCCTGTGCAGACCATTCGACTGATGAGCCGAATGTTCATAGGCACCAACCCATTCGCACAGGAATACCAAAACGAAGAGGGCTATGCCGAACTGGACAAGCTCTTCGACAAGTTTGGCGCTTGGTCAGACAACAAGCTGTGGCTCTACGACCAGTTGGGCACTACCAACCCCGAAACCGTCATTGGAATGACCCGCTACTGCGCCAAAGAGCTGGGGATCAAACACATCTTCATCGACAGCCTGATGAAGGTTGTGGGGGACGAAGACGACCTGAATGCCCAAAAACGCTTAGTTGGCGAGTTGTTTTCGCTTGCCAAAGACCACCAAGTTCACATCCACCTCATACACCACCTACGCAAACCCAAAGATGAGCATCAGCTACCAGACAAGCACGACTCCAAAGGCTCGGGGTCTATTACCGACCAGCCGGACAACATTTTCATGTTCTGGCGAAACAAAGGAAAAGAAGAAGAGCAGCGCACCAACGGACAGTTTGGTCAAAAGGCAGATGAGCCGGATTCCCTCCTACTTTGCCGCAAGCAAAGGCACTACGAAGGCTCGGGTGACGGCGAGCCCACCATCCAGCTCTGGCTCGACAAAGACTCTGGCCAGTTTGTTGCCCACCACGGCGATGCCCCAACCCATTACGGGTGACCGGGTGTATTTGGAACAAGCAGAGGCAAGAGAAATGCTCTACAACTACAACAGCCAAGACCCCGTACAGGCACGCAAGTGGCTTGAAGCGCGTATTGCCAAGCTGTGCAAGATTTACGGCGCAGGGTTTGACCAAAGGGTGCGTGTGTACATGCGCCAGTACCAAGACGAGGTGTTGGCATGAAAAAAACCTTTGTCATGTCACACCTCACTGCTCGCAAGGCGGCGTGTCAGGCGGTTACAGAGTGCCCAGACGGGTACTTTGTGACCATCTCAGAGCCAACCAGAACCCTAGAGCAAAACGCAGCCCAATGGGTCTACCTTGAGGCATTTGCCAGACAAAAACAGCTATGCATCAACGGGGTCATGCAGTCGGTCACCAGTGAGGATTGGAAAGATGTGCTGACTGCCTGTCATGAGGGGGAGATGAGGATGGCCGTCTTCGACAGCAAGGTGATCATGCTGCCTTGCAGAACCAGCAAGATGGGCAAGCAGGAATTTAGCAGCTGGATGGAGTTTCTTGTCTCCATGGCCGCAGAGTTTGGGATCGAGCCCGTTTACAAAACTGAGGCTGCTGGTCATGGCTCTTGATGTCAACACCACCAAAGGGCAGATTGCGGTGATTGATGAGGCCCGAGCGATTGGCATCTTCTTGGATTGCAATGAAGGGTACAGGTTTGTCCACACCCCAAAGACCAAAGCATCCAAGGTGGACGGTCTTCTACTCAAAGGCGACCAGCTGGTTGCGGTCATCGAAACTAAGTGCCGTTACGACTTCGACCTTGAGAAGTTCCGAGGCGATTACAAGTCCCAGTGGCTGGTGACCCTTGACAAAGTGGACTCAGCCCGAGCCATGGCCCACCAACTGAGTGTTCCCCTTGTAGGGTTCCTGTATGTCGAGAAAGACAGAACCCTACTGGTGCAGCGCATCACCGATGAAGACGGCTTGTTGTGCGTACAAATGACCAGCGAGGCCACCCGAACACAGGAAACCACCAACGGCGGCTCCAAGGTACGTAACAACGCTTACATCGACATGAGCAGGGCGAAGGTGTACCAATGAAGACGTGCAAACACTGCTCCACCCCATTTGCGCCACTGAGGCCCTTGCAGTCTGTCTGCTCCCCAATCTGTGCCTCCCGCCTTGTAAAAGCAGTAAGAAAGCAGGAGGCCGCAAAACTGAAGGAGCGCAAAGAAAGGCTCAAGCGCATTCCTGACCTCATCCGAGAGGCCCAGACTGAATTTAATGCCTACATCCGGGCTAGAGACAGAGACAAGCCCTGCATCTGCTGTGGACAGCACTTGGAGCTATCCGCAGTGGGTGGGGGATACGACTGTGGTCACTACCGCAGCACAGGTAGTGCAAGCCATCTCAGATTCCATGAAGACAACGCCCACGCCCAAAGAAAGGTCTGCAACCGATACGGGGCAGGGAGGGCGGTGGACTACCGAATGGGGCTCATCGAGCGAATTGGCCTAGAGAGGGTGGAGGCCCTAGAGGCCAACAACCAAGTACGCAAGTGGGACAAAGAGACCCTACTGAGCATCAAGACCACCTATCGAGAGAAAAGAAAGGCTCTAGAGCGTGAAAGACTTCAACAGACAGAGGGGACGATCCAATGCTAAAAAAAGGCAGACCCATCAAGTTTCGCAAACCCGGCTCGATCATGGAGAGGGTCTACAGGGCAGTAGCAGACGGCCACACCGCAAAGATGCGGATTGTCGTAGCGACATCACTCTCTTACCAAACAGTCTCCACCGCACTCTATGCGCTCACGTATTGCGGAAACCTTGTCTCTGTGAAGGAGGGGAGGACTTTCAGATACAGACTCCCAGAAACAAAACCCGAAATCACCACCAAAAACATCATTGAACTTCAAAGGATTTTCTATGCTGGCACAACGGAAGAACATTATTCATACCCCGAAAAAAGGGAGACCACTGAAGCCTGAGAAAGTAGCCAAGGTGGCATTCGTTCCAAAGACTAAGAAGGCGCGTGACAAGTTCTTTGAGCTGGGTGGTTCGCGTTGGATCAATCGAATCTTGGAGGGGTTGTTGTGATCCCTTTACCAAATCGGACAATTCTTACGTCTCCCTTGATTGATAGGCATTGGTGCCACCAATCTTTTCGCTCCCGCCCTCAAAAGCGGGGGCATTTTTAAGCCACGAACAATCGAAAGAACTCGCATGGCCTTAACTGCCAAACAAGAAAAATTTGCCCAAGCCTATCAAAGCTGCAAGAACTTCACTCAAGCTGCTTTTGATTCAGGCTTACAAAAATCAAAAGGGCGAGGTTATTACGTCTACTTCCTGATTGACCCAAGAAGCCAAGAGATATTTTATGTTGGCAAGGGGAAAGGTGGTCGAGTCTCCGACCATGTAAAGCAAGCAATCAAGGGCAATGTTTCCAATGCTGAAAAGCACAAAAGGATTACAGAGATTCTTTCTGCTGGGAAAAAGGTGCAAGAGTTTGTCTTTGAGCATTACGAGTTAGAGCGCGATGCGTTTGATTGTGAGAAGCAGCTAATTTCAACACTCCGCTATCTCGGGCTGACTAATATTGCCAATGGGGTAATGACTAATGAGGAGAAAGTCAGCGAGGAGGCTAAGTTCTTGCTCACTCAGCTTGTGTCTGAACATTGGTTCAATAACTACGGTAAGCCAGAGATGCGGGAAGCCATAGAGGGGCATTTTGGCAGCTTCAGGGCTTACGACAACTTTGTGATGGGCGTACTTAACAAGTTGATCGTCCCATCTAAAGTAGACGCAATTAGAGAGGTTGCGTATGGCTGATGGCGTGAAAACAGGCGGTAGGGCGCGAGGAACGCCGAATAAGGCCACTTCTGAAGCTAGGCAGGCTATTGCCTTGTTTGTGGATGGAAACGCTCATAGGCTCTCTGGCTGGCTTGACTCCGTGGCTGCTGGTGACGTGACAAACGACATAAAGCCAAACCCTGCAAAGGCTTTTGAGTTGTTTCAGAGTGTTGTGGAATATCACATTCCTAAACTTGCAAGGCAAGAACTGAGTGGGCCTGATGGCGGTTCAGTTCAACACAGCGTGACAGTGCGCTTTGAGTGAAGTTCTATTCCCCAAGGCGCTGAAGTTTCTATTCGGGCCAGCACGTTACAAGGTGGCTAGGGGCGGTAGGGGTTCAGGCAAGTCATGGGGCTATGCCAGAGCAATCATCATCCGTTGCGTCCAGCAGCAGACTAGGGTGCTTTGCACCCGTGAGGTGCAGAAGTCCATCCAGCAGTCTGTCCACCAGCTGTTGTGTGATCAGATAGAGGCGATGCACTTTTCCGATGCGTTCACCATTTTGAACAACGAGATTCGTGGGCCGCACGGTTCACAGATATTTTTCTCTGGACTCTCAGACATCACGGCAACGGCACTGAAGTCTTTTGAGGGGGTAGACATCTGTTGGTGCGAAGAGGCGCAGGCAATCTCAGCCAAGTCTTGGAAGACTCTGATCCCGACAATCCGCAAGAACGGTTCAGAGATTTGGGTCACATACAACCCCGAGCTGGAGTCAGACCCGACTCACCAGATGTTTGTGGTCAACCCTCCACCCGACTGTGTGTCGGTTCTGATGAACTGGAGCGACAACCCCTACTTCCCCGATGTGTTGAGGGCAGAGAGAGAACACGCCGAGAAGACCATGAAAAGTGAGGAGTACCGCAACGTGTGGGAGGGTGAGTGCCTCCCAGCCGTGACGGGTGCCATCTACTTTGATGAGGTTGCCGCAGCCGAGAGAGAGGGTCGGATCAGGAACGTCCCTAACGACATCATGCTCAAGACCCATGTGATCTGGGACTTGGGCTGGAACGACTCGATGTCGCTCATCTTGGTGCAGAGGTCGGCATCAGAACTGAGGATCGTGGACTACATCGAGGACTCACACAGGACTCTGGCCGACTATGTGATGCAGCTCAAGCAGATGAACCTTAACTGGGGCATCCACTACCTGCCTCACGATGGCTTTGCCAAAGACTACAAGACGGGCAAGAGCGCACAAGAGATTCTTGAGGGGCTGGGTTGTGCCGTTGAGCAGACCCCGAACATGGGGATTGAAGAAGGCATCAAGGCGGCCAGAATGACCTTCAGCAGGGTCTACTTTGACAAAGACAAGGCGGCTCGGCTTATTGAGTGCCTGAAGCGCTACCGGCGGCACATCAACAAGCAGACGCTTGAGGCTGGCTCTGCCCTGCACGATGAGTACAGCCACGGATGCTTAGACGGTGACTCGCTTATCTCTACTTCGCGTGGATTGGTTGCAATTCGTGATGTTGTCGTCGGGGATATGGTTGATACGCCAGCAGGCTACGCCCATGTTTCAGCCAGCGGCGTGACAAAGATTGCGACTGAAATAGTCGAAATGACGCTAGTGGATGGGTCTATTTTGCTGATGACCCCTGAACACAAAGTATTCACGACGAGAGGTGTCGTTCGAGCTGATACATTGAGTTATGATGATGCCATATTCACTATTAAGTCAGCACCATGCTTGTCGTTTCAATCAATCAAATCTGCGGGGTATCGGGACGCTCTTATCGAGAGTTTCAAGGCGAAAAATACTGGCTTTGGACTAACAGAGGCATTTACGCAAGTCAGATCGGCGGCAAGCAGCGCTTGCTTCACCTTGAAATCTATCGCGCAATTCATGGGGAGCCTCACATCAGGGCCAAGATTGAATGCGTCGATGGGAATATGTGCAACGTCACCCCGGAAAACTGGGTTATCAAGCGTTCAGTCAGAGAGCGTTTACACCCAGTTCAAGAGATTGATGGGGTTCGCTTCTATTACAAGCCAGAGGGTTACTACAAAGCTAACCACGGAAAGCATGGCGGCATCACCATGCATAGATATGTATGGGAGAGACACAACGGGCCTATCGGCGCAGGACTTCATGTCCACCATGTCGATGGCGACAAGTCCAATAATGACATATCAAACTTGGAATTACTCACAGCAAGCGATCACAGCACCCACCACGGTGAAACAAATCCGTGGGTCGGAAGTGATGCAAACAAGCGACAACTCTCAGGCATCAACCATAAAGCCAAAGCATGGCACTCTAGTCCTGAAGGCTTGGAGTGGCATAGAAACAATGGCATCGCAGTTTGGGCGAATCGCAAAATGCACGTTAAAAACTGCACAGAATGCGGCAAGTCTTACGAAACTCATTGGCCGAACAAGTCAAAGTTCTGCCATCAGAATTGCAAAGCTAAGGCGAATAGAAGGCGCGGAAGCGACAAGACCAGTTTATGACCTGACTGTAGATCACCACCATTGCTACGTTGCCAATGGTGTTTTGGTGAGTAACTGTGATGCATTCAGGTACGCCTGTATCGTTGCTGACGCTCTGGGAAACAGCTCCGGCAGCGTCAAGCCCATCGCCTACCGCCAAAAGAGGTACATCGCCTAGCCAGCCCTTAAACCAATTCTTAGGCGTCAAATGATTCGTGGCTCCTAGCTTTCGCACCCTTTACCACTTCAGACAATAGACAAAACGAGGGCGAATCTATGTCACTTGAAGAACTGAAAGAGTTAATTCTTAGGGTCGGTATGGGCCGCAGAGATGCCGCTGAAGAGCTGGCTGAGCTGCTCCATTCGTTGCTGCAAAAGACAGCCGAAAAGCCCAAAAAAGCCGTTAAATGATGATGGATGATGAAGACCTGTTAGAGATTCTCCAAAACAAGGAGGATGCAGCGTCTCATTACGCCCACGGGGTGCTTGGAAGTGCGCGCGAAATCGCCGTGCGAGAGTACAACCGCATGCCCTACGGCAACGAGGTGGACGGCGAGTCGCAGATAGTCGCATCAGACGTTCAGGACAGCATTGAGTGGCTGCTTCCCTCCCTCCTGAAGACCTTCACATCCACAGACAAGGCCGTCTCTTTTGAGCCTTCTACATCCAACGACATCAAGGGCGCTGAACAGGCCACTGACGCCTGTAACTACGTCTTCTATAAGCAAAACAACGGCTTCCTGATCCTGTACACGGCGATTAAGGACATGTTGACGGTCAAGAATTGTGCCGTGATGTGGCGCAAAGAAGACATCGAGACCGTCTCATCAGTCCCCTTCAAGGGAGCATCTGAAGAGATGCTTGCGATGATGATGCAGGAGGAAGACGCCGTGATTGAGGCCGCTAACCCGGCACCCATCTTGGGTGAGCAGGGCCAGCCACAGGTCGATCCCTACACAGGCCAGCCGCTGATGGGCTACAACGGACGACTCAAGAAGACCGAGAAGAAGTCCATCGTGAGGGTCGAGGCTTTTAGCCCCGACTCTTTGCTTGTCCAGCGTGATTGGACTTCACCTCTACTGCACGACTGCCCTTATGTCTGTCGGATGATGCGTGTGACGCTCTCAGACCTCCACATGATGGGCTACAAGGAAGTGACCGCTGAAGATTTACGGTCATCTGACAACATTGACTACAACGGCAGCAACCTGCACACAAGGCTGACGAATGTTCAGGATCAGTCTGCTGCCAGCGACCTGCTGATTCGTGATGAGCACTCTGATGACTCGATGGCTGAAGGCTGGCTCCGCATTGAGTACATCTTGGCAGACAAGGATGGGGACGGCATCGCTGAGAGGCTGTGTGTCTACCGCCTCAGAGACAAGATTTTGAAGTGTGAGGTAACGAGCCATGTACCCATCGCCACCTCATCACCTATTCTCAACCCGCATCGGTGGGACGGCATGTCCATCGCTGATGCGGTGTCAGACCTGCAAAAGCTCCACACCGAGCTACTGCGCCAGACGCTTAATAACCTCTACCTTACCAACAACCCAAGAACCAAAGTCCTCACAGACGCGAACTGGTCGCCACTAGCCAACATCGATGACCTGCTGGACTCTAGGGCTGGTGGGGTGATACGTCAGAGAGACGCCAACGCCATCTCTGAGCAGGTGATCCCGTTCTCAGCTGGTGCCTCCCTGCCCATGCTGGAGTATGTTCAGAACATGAGAGAGAACCGCACAGGCGTCTCTCGCACAAGTCAGGGCCTCAACCCCGACAGCATGAACAACACCGCCACAGGCCGCGCTATGGACATGTCGGCGTCCATGCAGCGCATTGAGCTGATCGCACGGATCATCGCTGAGACGCTGGTCAAGCCGATCTTCCAAGGCATCCTGAAGACACTCACAGACGGTGGGATGGAGAAACTCGCGTTCAGGCTCAGAGATGAGTTTGTCGAGTACGACCCCAACGAGTGGCGTGATCAGTACGACATGACGATCAATGTCGGGCTCGGCACGGGCGACACGCAGCAAAAAGCGCAGCAGCTGTTGAATATTTGGCAGATGCAGATGGCCTCGATGCAGTTTGGTCTTGCCACACCTGCCCACCTCTACCACACCGCTTCCAAGCAGATTGAGAACAGCGGCTTTAAGGACGTTCAGAACTTCCTGCAAGACCCCAGAAACACCCCACCAAGGCCACAACAGCCCCCGATTGAGGTGCAGGTCGCTCAGATGAAGATTCAGGCTGACGGGCAGAAATATCAGGCAGAGACACAGGCCGATATTCAGAAGTTTCAGGCCGAGACACAGATGCAGCGCGAGGTTGAGCAGATCAAGGCGCAGGCCAAGCTGCAAGAGATACAGGCCAGCCTTGAGCTTCAGGCCGCAAACGATGCACGGGACGCCGAAAGAGAGAGGCAAAAGGCTCTGATGGATGCCCAGCTAGAGGCTCAGAAGATTGAGTTTGAGAAGTGGAAGGCAGAGCTGACGGCTCAGACCCAAATCTACATCGAGCAGCTCAAGATGGGCAGCACCCAGACCCCGCAGCAAGAGACACCTGACCTCAACAACGCATTGGCCGCATCTATTGACGGCTTTCGCGCTGCGTTGGATCAGATGAACAGACCCAAGACCATCATTCGCGGCCCTGACGGACGAGCCGCTGGCATCGCTTAAAGGAGTAAATCATGTCTTTATCCAACTCAACCGAAACCGCAGCACTCGCAGCCTTCTTGCAGGGCACAGACCCCAGCTACCGAGCAGGTGCCACCCAGTACCTAGCCCTGTTTACCGCAGACCCCGGCGAGACCGCTTCTTTGGCGGCAGAGGCCAACTACACAGGTTATGCCCGTGTGGCTTTGACCAAGGCCAGCGCATGGAACAACGGTGGCGGTAACGGTGCTGCGTTTACCAACGCCAATTTGATTCAGTTTGGTGCTTGCACTGCTGGAACCAACGCCATCACCCACTTCGCTGTGGTCGATACAGGCCCCGCCAGTGGTACTGCTGTGAACATGATGATCTCCGGCGCTCTGAGCTCTACGCTCAACGTCAGCTCCGGCATCCAGCCACAGTTCAGCATCGGCAGCCTCAGCGTGTCGGCAGACTAAATGCCATTCGTCAACTGGAAAGCTATGGTCGATGCGGATAACGCAGGGCAGAGCTTTTTCAGTGCGTGGAGAAAGACTCCGACACAGACCACAGGCGCAGGAATATGGTTCGATTTGTCCATGTCGCCGGGTAACCCTGTACCGAACTATTACGCAGCCTCTCCGAATATTGCAGTGAGATTGGCCCAAAGCACAGACGGGGGTATCCCCCACGGGTCGAATGTGAGTGGTAAGAAGTATCTGAAGAGCTTCACGGTGATGACGCCCACCGCATCGGCGGCTCCTATGAGCTACATCTTGTGCGACTACCTGCTGTTTTACCCGTTTGTGGATATGTCGATCACCGACCCGCAAACATTGGACAACACAGCGACTTTGAGCAGGTACACCTCGGGTCGGGGTGTGAAGATCATGGCCGTTGAGGTGGCGGGTCAGACGGGGGTGGGCAACCCTCAGTTCTTTGTGACCTACACCAACTCGGACGGGGTATCAGGCAGGACAACGCCTGTTGTGTCTTGCAACACCCAAGTGGTGAACGGCACGATCATCAATTCGCAGCCTTCTCAGGTCAACGGGCGCAGGGAGGCCACAGGGCCGTTTCTACCCTTGCAAGACGGCGACACAGGCGTGCAGAAGATTGACAGCGTGACCTTTGTGCAGGGCGACATTGGGCTGATTGCCTTTGTGCTGGTGTATCCCCTAGAGAACATTGCACAGCGAAGCATTGACGCGCCTATGGAGCGAGTGCCCGTGATTGACTTCATGGACTTGCCTACGGTTGAAAACGATGCATACCTCAATCTGATTTGCTGTCCCAACGGCTCTCTAGCGGGTGCGCCGCTGATGGGGACGATAGAAACTTTCTGGAACTAAGGAACCTCTTATGGCACTCACCTCAATGGACTCCCTGATTGCTGCAATGTCAGCGGGTCAGACTTACCGTTCAGATTTCAACAAAAACACGCTCCCCACGACAGCTTATGCCGCAGGTCAGTGGTACGACTTGTCCTTGGGTGCAGGTAACCCCGGCGTCAATTCCGTGGTGGGCAGTTCGGGCAACTTGTTGCATCGTGAGGTTACCGAAACCACCAGCGTCACCGCTGCTACGGGCGCATTGGGTGGGTCTATCGCCACCACCACTTTTACCGACACCACACACGGTTCAGGCCGATTCACAGTAGGCATGCTGCTTTCAGGGGCAGGCGTGGCCCCCGGCACCTACATCACTGCGCTGGGTTCGGGTACAGGTGCCAACAACGGTGGTACTTACACCGTCAACATCTCCCAAACCGTCACAGCCCAAACCATTACAGGTACAGGCACTCCCAACGGTATCTACCACGGTGGCAACGTGGGGGCAAGCAACAAGAGTCTCTCTAACGCCTCCATATTCAGCGCGGCTTTAACGTCAGCCCCAGCCGTTGCCATGTTGTACGACATGCTGGCTTGCTACACCATCACCAGCACCACCACTACAGGCTTACAGTCATTCACAGGTCAGGCCGCATGGCCCCGCTACGCCAACGGCGCAGGTGTCAGAGCCTTCTTGGTGCCTTCTATCGTTATGGGTGCGGGTTCTCCCACCGTTCAGTTGGGTTACACCAACACCGCCTCGGTTTCAGGCCGTCTGACCCCTGCCGCACCGTCTCTGCCCTTACTGAACTCCGCAGCCCCCGTAGGCTCGATTCCCTACTCTGGTACGGGTATTGGTAAGTACGGCCCGTTCCTGCCGTTGCAGTCAGGTGATGCAGGTATTGCCTCGGTGCAAACCATCAACTTCTCTGCCACCATGACCTCGGGTGTGATGAATCTGATCATCTGCAAGCCTTTGGCCTTCTTGCCTATTACTACGGTAGGTGTGGCGGCAGAGCGTGACTTTGTGAACATGCTGCCCTCCATGCCCCGCATCTATGACGG